GGCAGATGGGCCCTGACCATCAGCTGATCCTTCTCGTGCCACTAGTGCGCACATATAATCCCTTCTGGGTGTGGCTGGCGAAGAATCGAGTCCAAGCGAGAGCCTTGGAAAGGTTCAACCCCGTTGTAGGCAACTTCGTTCGGTTCTACGTAAGCTCTGCCGGTGAAACCGGTGGCCTTGATGTGGTCACTGGAATTGTCGGCGAATATGCTTCCAGCAGGGTCCCTGCTGGCGTGGATTCGATTATTGCGAGCACTGCCCGAACGATCAGCGGCAAGCTTACCAGGCAGACCGTCTTGTCTAAGATGGATTCTGCATATGGAGGGAGAGCCGGTGACACGAGCGGGTCAGAGATATTGCTGGAGTTCCACCTGAGCCACGCACCAACTAAGGAGCGTATTTCTCTGGTGGATGCCGTGCGTCGGTACCAGTATCTTGCTCGCCCTGCAGATGTTGACGAAGACGCAAAGGCCGGAATGACGGCATTCATGCAACCCCTGCTAGATGGTGGTTTTGTGCCGGATGTGTGCAAGAACAATGAGCAGAGGATGGTGGATAAACGTGTCAAAGAACCGACGTGTGTGGACAAGCCTGTGACCAAATTTGTTTTGGATTGCATGGATGAGTTCATCATGAGATTGGTGCCAAAGGAAAGGCAGCACACGTTACATCCCGTGGATGTCGAAGAAGTTTACGCGAGACAGTCGAAGCCTAGCCAGAGAGCAATCCTGGCAGAGGCGGAACACACACGGTCTACAGGCGTTACAAGCCAGTTTGTCAAACGTGAGGCGTACGGGAGCATCAATGATCCTCGAGGAATTTCCACCATTTGTGGTCCTGACAAGAGAGATTATGCTCGGTTCATGTACGCTTTCACTGACGAGGTTATGAAGCCACAGAAGTGGTATGCGTTTGGCAAAACCCCATTGGAGGTTGCCAACCGCGTAGCCGAAGTTGCGCAAATGGCCACTGTGAATGGAGCTAATAAAGACTTTAGTAGAATGGATGGTAGGCACGGGGAGGCACTACATGTATTCGAGCGGAAGGTCTATACAGCTGCATTTAAGCAGTGTTACCATGCACAACTACTGGAGTTGATGGATAAACACCATCATCTTAAAGCCAAGACTGCGTTTGGTATAAGGTACACCACCGCTTTCCACCGCCTGTCGGGCGGAGCGGATACTAGTTGTGGTAATACCTTGGATACCGCGTTCATAGCCTTTCTGACCTACCGAATGCAGGGGTTCCACGCCAATTTGGCCTGGGGCAGCCTCGGCATTTACGGTGGCGATGATGGATTTGACGTTGACGTGGAACCTCGCACCGCGGCCCGAGCGGCTTCGCTTGTAGGTCAGAAGCTCGATTTGGAGACCATCGAGCTGGGTGAGCCGGGTGTTGCATTCCTTGCTAGACGTTATGGGCCCGACGTTTGGTACGGTGACAACAACTCGTGTTGTGATATTAAGCGCCAGCTAGCTAAGTTTCATTTAACAGTGAATCTGCCTAGCAAGGTAACTAAACAACAGAAGCTGCAAGAGAAATCCTTTAGCTTCGCTCTGACCGACAAGAACACGCCGATTTTAGGTGAGTTCGTTAACAAAGCTCTTGAATTATTCCCACTCAGAAGTTCCGAGTACGAGAATGTCCTTGGCACCTGGGGAGTGGAGATGGATGCCGGAAATCAGTATCCAAACTCAAGTGCCGAGTGGATGGACGATATCGTTAGTTCTGAGCTGCCGGACTTTGATGTTGCTCGTTTTCGAGAATGGCTCGCCACATGTGACGGCGGAACAATTTTCAATCCCCCGAGATTTGCTGACTCGGTTCCCCCAAATCCCAAACCTGGTGTCGTCGCCTTTGACTGCGACATCCTTGTTGTCGGGGACAATGGAGGAACTAGTAGTTCAGCTCCCAGAGATACGGACAAATCTGATGTCAAGGCTTATTTCCGACCTAGAAAGCCTAAAACGGAGAGAGATTCGCGCAAGCTGAAACCAGATCCCAACTTGAAATCCAAGGGACCTGGCGCATCAATTGATGC